TCACGCCGCCCCAGAAGACAACCTTCTCTGGCGGCAAAGGCTCCACCACACTCGGTGGTAAATACTCACGTGGAAATGCACGCCGTGTTGGCCCGCGTGGTAAACGCTCTTCCATGCCCAAGAGGTAATCATGCGTTATTTGATTCTGTTCTTGTTATTCTTCAGCGCCCAAGCCCTGGGCGACAGACCGGTACATATCCTGGTGTTAAATCAGGGTGACACGGTTTATGAGGGTGACACGATTTATGAGGGTGACACGGTTGTTGAAGGTGACACGATCACAACCGCCAATGAGAGGTCCATGAATCAAGCCGTAGCCATTGCAATGTCTGCTGGTGCCTGCCAATTTGATTATGCGCCTGGACTACAAGGCTGCGTGTCAACGTCAACCTTTAGTGACGAGTGGGCCGTGAACTTCGGAGTTGGTAAACGTGTGGATGATCTGTTGTTCAATGGCGGCTTTGCATGTGATACTGATTTCAACGAATGCGGCGCGGTGGGCGCGGTTAACTGGCACTTCTGATGCGAGATAAGGACGATTATGTCAAGCGCAAGACAGGCAACCAAGGGTGGTGGGACTCCCCGCTGGCGAGTAAGATATTCGCCGCTGCCCTAGCGATACTGGCCTCCTACACGGGTTATGAAAAGGTAGACGAGTATCGGCAAGCCAACGCCACCAAGACTGATCTCACTGTCAAGATTGAATCTGTCGCGCAGGACATCGCTTTGTCCCAGGTAGAGATACAGTCGATGATAGACAAGTCACTGAAACAGCGGCATGAGAAGGACCTCCAGATATTCAAGCAGAAAGAGGCCTGGGAGTAATGCCAGAAACGGCCGCGCAAGCTATCCGTGATGATCTGATACAGCAAGAAATAGCCTACCGTAGGGTGGACGCCAGTGTCAGGCGCGATGTCGATCGCCGGCTCAAAGGATTGGCCAACGACCTTAAGGATCTTCTCCAGCGCATTGACCCACATGGCACCCAGAGGGTAGCCGCTCGAAAACGTCGACTCAAGAAGTTCGATCAAGAATCCAAGGTCCTCATCCGCACCGCCTACAGTGAAATGGGTGGTATACTGCGACAAGCGACACGCCGCATAGCGAAGGTGGAGACCAAGAACACAGTCGCCGTGATAAGGCGCAACGTACCTTGATAGGTAACCAATATGCCAGATGTGATAGTAAAATTCGAGACAGAGGCTCTCGAACCTTCTTTGACGAATACTCTGGCGAACAACTTGGTAATCGAAGGAGCGGCTCTAACGGTGTGGTGGCAACGACAATCCACCCAACTGCAAAGCTCTATCATGGACCAGATCCGCACGTCATTAGAGAATGGCGAATCAACTCAACAGGCAACCACTCGTATCGTAGGCGGCACGGTGGACGGCGTACGAGTCGCTGGTGTTATGCAAACCGCTCGCCGGAAGGCAGAGGCATTGGTACGCACAGCAATCAACGAAATCGTTACCCAGACAAGGCTCAACACCATACAGGATTTGAGTGATGTCGCTAAGGCCGTCCAGCGGGTATCTACTCTTGATTCTCGTACCAGTGATATTTGTATTGCTTATTCTGGTTTGGTTTGGGATAGTCAATCCCTCGCTCCCATCGGACATAACCTACCTTTCAACGGCGGCCCTCCTCGCCACTTTAATTGCCGTTCTTCTATTGTTCCAGTCTTAAGGTCTTTCGAGGAGTTAGGAATAGATGCGACAGAGATACCGCTCGCCACTCGCGCTTCTATGGATGGCGCCGTACCTGGTGACATATCCTTTGGTGATTGGTTGCGTGGTAAATCAAAGACGTTTCAGGATTCGGTCTTGGGCCCCGCGCGAGCGAGACTCTGGCGCAATGGTGACATCACGCTCACGCAGCTGGTCGATATGCGGGGCAATCCCCTGACACTCGACCAGCTGGAGTCTTTGTGATGGGGTCAGATGTTCGCCGACTCACCATAAATTGATGACTCGGCATAGCCGTCTGATTCCTCATCATCAAGCTCAATCATACGAATTTGCATCTCGTCGATGAGAGCCTGGTACCGCTTCTCTATGCTACGGCGCACGGCGCGAAGTTGACAAGTTTCTAACTTTCTTTCGTACCGGTTGACGCTGGCTTCAAGTTCGACGTTGGTCATCAGGCTGATTTCGTTTCTTTGCTTTTGGTTCATCTTATTCTCCTTTCTATGTGTTTACTTGTTATATATGATAGCAAATCATTGGCCTTTTGCAAGCATTCATTTAACCATATATAAATTAACCTTGCGTTCACGCAAACCAATCAAATATAATGGCGGTCACGTTTTAAAAAACCAACCTCGGGAAGAGATAAAAATGCCACTACAAGCCACCCTTGATAGCCTGGAAGAACTGCCAGAAGAACTACATGAAGAATACGAGGAGAAAGACGGAAAGTTTCACCTCAAATTGTTGAAAGGATTTGTTCCTGCGGATAAGGTCGAAGATGTCAGTGGCCTGAAGTCAGCTCTGCAGAAGGAACGGGAGAACGCGTCTAACGCGAGTAAGAAAGCCCGCGCCCTAGAGGAACAATTCGCAGGATTTGATGCTGAGGAGTATCAGCGCCTGAAGGAACTCGAGGCTTCCGAGGAAGAGAAGAAAGCCGAAAAGAAGGGAGAGTGGGATAAGCTCAAACTTCAGATGACCGAACAGCACAACACAGAGCTGGCAAAGCAAAAGGCTCGGGAGGCAGCACTCCTAACAGCTCTGGAAAGAAAGACGATCGATGCAGACGCAGTGTCAGCATTGAACGAAATGGAGGGCAATGTCACGTTGCTCCTCCCTCATGTGAAGGCTCATGTGAGGATGGTTGAGGAAGATGGCGCATTCGTCGCCCGGGTGGTAGACGACGCTGGCAATCCCCGTGTAAACGGAGAAGGCAACTTCCTTACCGTACGTGAACTGGTTAGCGAGATGCGGGACCAGGAAACCTATGCTACTGCGTTCAAAGCAGGCGTCAAAAGTGGGGGCGGAACCCCTCCTGGTGGTGCTGGTGGAGACAAGGGCAAAAAGGGTGTGATACCCGCTGATCTCAAACGGGGCGGCATGACTACCAAGGATAAGGTGGCTTTCATTAGAGAGCATGGCGAAGACGCCTACATGGAACTCCCTGCTTGAGCAACTAACTCGCTTAAGAGGAATTTAATCTAATGACCACAGGTACACGCGCAAGTTTTTCTGGTGTGACGTCGAATCAACCGCAGGGTATCATCTATCCTGAGCTAGTCCACAGTGGTATGGTCGAAACTCTCGTCCAGAACACTGATGCTTTCAACGGTGCTTCGCTTAACACCATCCGCCTGGTCACTCAACGCCGTATGGGTGACTTCCATCACGAATCATTCTTCAAGAATGTTTCCAACCTGGTTAACCGTCGTGATGTCACGACTGCATCTCCGGAGAACGCTGACGTAGCAGCCAGTGCCGTTCCGGTTGATGAATCAGTAACCGTGAAGTTGAATCGCCGGATTGGTCCTATCGACCAGACTTACGATTCCTTCCGCAAGCTCGGCGACAGCGCCGATCTCGAAGTTTTGTCATTCCTGCTGGGAGAGCAGATTGCCAAGGCGATGCAGATCGAGATGCTGGATACCGGCCTTCGTTCGATCGTTGCTGCGATCACCGCTCAAGCGGCCCTGGTGCATACCACTAACGGTACATCACCTATTAGCTCCATCGCTACTGCGGACCTGGTGACAGGACTGTCGTTGTTTGGTGATGCAGCCTCGCGAGTTAGCATGTGGGTCATGCACTCCAAGCCGTTCTTCGATCTGATCCAAAGTCAGATTACCGCGAACATCGATGGGATATCGAACTTCAACATCGCGCAAGCGTCTCCTGTCACGTTGAACCGTCCGGTTCTTGTGACTGACTCGGCGGCACTGATTAATGGAAGTGAGTATACCACTCTCGGCCTGGTCGGTAACGCAGTCACGATGGAAGACAGCGAAGAAGAGCTGATGTATACCGACGTTATCACAGGCAAGGAAAACATCGTTACTCGCCTGCAGGGTGAATACGCCTATAACATCGGATGCAAAGGTGTCAAATGGGACATCGCGAATGGCGGAGTGAATCCGTCTGATGCAGCCCTGGCGACTACCACCAACTGGGACAAAGTCATGGACAATGACAAGGACCTGGGCGGCATGGCGAGGCGGCTCCGGACCACGCTGGAGGGCCTGGACGTGCAGGCCTTCCTGAAGGACCTGATCAAGAAGG